AACAGGAACTGCCTGCCTTCATTAATAACCGCATAACCACCAGCCCCATAAACTGCGTAGCGGCCCAAGAACTCTGCGGCTTTTTCTGGCTTGCCTGCCTTTATATTGCCGACTACCTCGCGGAGCGCGAGCGCCTGCTGCTTAACCACGAAGCCTCGCAATGCCCACAAAGGTCTGAGGTTTGGGTGGCGCGCCCATGCTGATGGCCTGCCTGCTCCGCTAATTAACTGCTGTTGACCAAGGCCAGCAAACATAAGCTCTTCAACAAGATCCCTTCCCTTGCCTGTATATTTTTGCCAATCAATTCCATGTCGTTGTAATTGGCTAGACAAAATATCCAGCTCTGCTTTGTTAAAATAAAACCCCCAGCTTTCTTTAAGAGTGCCGGCTTGGGCATCGTCAGCAGCGCTTTTTAATACGCCGCGCATAACCCCTTGCTTTCCAACTCTATCCATTGCAGCAAAACCAGAGCCTTTCATTAAAAAGTTAGCAGTGTTTCGCATTTTTTCTGCAGTTGTAACCATCCAGTTTGTTGAGTCGCTTGCTTGATCGTTAATAATATTTACAAACTCACCCATTGTTTGGTTGTCTAAACCCATCTTTTTAAGATCTGCGTTTGGCACCTTCTTAAATGGGGTGGCAACCTTTAGCCCCTCTCTGACTGCCCCACCTCCATACTTAGCTCCAAGCAGAGGAATGTCTGCAAGGTTGAGAACAGCCGACAATGGGCCAGCTAAGGTTAGTGCGTATGCCAGGGAATTTGCTGCTTGAATTAATGGGTGGGGCGCTTTGGCTTGGCCCATTATTGATTCGGTTATTTCTTTAACAGCAAAGGTTGCACCTTGCTCGCTAATGCCTTTTTTTATTAATGTAAACTTTAATGCGTCCATAAACTCGTCAGGCGTTAACGGATCAGCAGCTGCTTTACGAAGATTTGTAGTAAGCAGCATAGGGTCGGTTGCCATTTCGCCCGTAGATTCAATAACCACTGACGATCTGTCTAATGCTTTTTGCTTGCGCGGCCCAGCCTTGTAGTCATTAATGCGAACACCAAACTTGCGTTGTAACTCTGCCATTCGTTGCATTTTAAATATACGCCGCATGTCAGAAACAATTGGATTTTCATAAGCTAAAGGATCGGGCCTGCTTGGGTCTGACTCATTAAGATATGAGCCGCGAGTTCTTTGTTCAAACGCAGGGTCTTCAAACATCTTTTCAATTTCTGCGTCAGTCATTCCGTCCTGTTTAAGCTTGTCGCGATATCCTCTGTTTCTAGTATGGAGATATGTAAGATCCCCAAAGTTAGCGCCAAATACTTTTCCGTTTAACTCGTCGTTTTTCTTTTTGCTATAGCCAAGATATCGCTTAAGAACTTTCATGTGATCTGAGTTAAGCTCTCCAGATAACTCTTGCTCAATTCGCCTTATTGATTCATTAAAGTTTTTCCCTAAGTCACCCTTTGCATAATCAAGCAAGACCCCCTTTGCTCTGGTGCTTTCATTAATTATTTTAATTACAGGAACAAGCTCTTCCGATAGGCTGTTTAGCTCTTTGTTGACGATGCGCAGCGCAGTTTCATCCGATGCTTGATAACGACCCATAACTTCTGGGCCAACTTCACGACCAAGACGGTCCGATGTGCCAGTAAGCTTGTCGTTATAAAAGTTACGCAACGATGCCTTTAGTCCTGTCCATAGCTCGCCGGCAGTTTGCGCTTCAGACAGCGGCTTTATTGCATAAGCAGGGTTATCAACCTCTGTATATATAGCAGCGTCTTCTGCTTCGTCTATAGCTCTTTGCGCGGCTTGCGTATCAATATCATAAGCTTCTTCTGCAATGTCATCGGCTTGAGTTTTTAATCCCCCGCTTGCCTTTGGGGTTATAGCCGCATCAACAACCTTGCCGAGAGCTAAGCCTGCAAGACCGCCGAATGCTGCAAGTCCAGCACGCTCTTCAAAAGTTTCTCCAGTGCCTGCGCCATACAAAGCGCCTTCTGCAAATCCTGCTTTAGCAACGCTAGCCCCTGCTTTTGTTAAACCTTTTACAAGCAGCCCGCCTGAAGGGACAGCGCCAAGAATCTCAAGCGGCAAAGCAAGTCCAGCCATTTCTGGGTTTTTGCGCTTCCACATTTCCCTGGCTACTTCGTATTCTGCCTTGGCTTGACTGTATTCAATGCCTTCTTTTGCTGACCTAGCTTTAGCAACAAGCTCCCCAAGAAACCCAAATGTTATGCCTTCACCAAACTCAGTAAGCAATCCACGAACATTGTCTTGGCTTTCCTTTGCTCTGCGCTGGGCAATTTTAGCCGCAAGATCCATTGTTTCATCAGAAAACTGCGGCGTAGTAGGCGCGGCTTGCGCAGATTTTTTTGAAGAGTAAAAATAATCAACTGCGTCCTTGCCTCCCTCCATTTGCACAATAGACTTTACAACCTCAGAAACTTGATTTTCAGAAATTAAATCGTCGGGGCTTATGCCTAGCTCTTTGCTAACAAAATCAACATAACGTGATGTTTCATTTTCACTTGGCGGGGCATATTTGTTAAGAAACTCAGAAAGAGTTAAGCCTCTAGTTTGCGTATCAAGAACAACTTGTTTTTCTAATGCTTTAAGTCCAGCCTGGGGTGTATCAAAAGACGCAAATCCCCCTTCACCTTCTTGTGCGCCTGACTGCCCAACCATTCTAAGGTTTCCAGGATTGTTATTTCGCACGGACAAAGGCGCATCATCAAGAGACTTTTGTGGCGCAACAGAAACAACATTGTCTTTAACGCCAAAGCGACGTTTAACAATAGAATCTAAAAGAGCTTGGCTTTCAGCTGGCAATGCCATTGCTTGTTCCTTATGGTCGTCTACTAGAAAATAAACCTTCTCGCTCTTCATCTCTTCGCTTGGCTGCTGTGCTGTAACTTTGTTTTATGGAACTTGAAACGGATTGCATAGCCTCCGATGGCGTCATTGAAGAGCTAGAAATTCTAGGGTTAGTCATAGCTTCCGATGGTTTTTGTGATGCAGCAACGCTTGAAGCTGGGCCTGTTTGTTTTTTTGTCTTTGGTTTTGCTGAAGTCTCTTGCCGATCAAAAGCAGCTATAGCGCCAGCAAGCGCAAGCTCAGCTTCTTTTTGTGCAACTGCTCTAGCCTCCTCCATTTCTTCTTTTGACAAACCGCTTAAGTCTCGACCGCCAAGAATGCTGTTAGTCAAGTCTGCAACATCCCTAGCATCAGCTTGATTTTTGTTAGCAAACGCTTTGGAGCGATTCATTTCGTCTGGGAAGTTTTCATATAGCCAAGCATTAACCTCATTAGGTATGTCTTCTTCTGCCAGCCCAGCAATGCGACCCATTAAATTTGCCACTTGATCTGGATCTTCAAGCAAGTCTTCAATTCGACTTGAAATATCTCTATTCCAAAACATGTCAAAGTAATCGCCTTCTCTTGCAATAAGATTTAATTGGGCCTTGGCTATCGCTTCTGCTCTTGGTTTTTCTGGAACAGAAACTGGGCGCAATGCTTGCGCTAATTCCATTTTGGACTGTTCTACTTTAGCGGCGTTGTAAATCTTTCTCGCTAAAGGGCTGTTAAAATCTTTAATTGGTAGGTTAAGCTCTTCTGCGTCAGCTATTTCTTCGCTGTTCAATGGCCCTACCTCACTTAAAATTTGTTTAATTTCAAGATCAACCTTTGTTGCTGCCTGCATTTTTTTCTCATTATTTTTAACAGCCTGACCAAGACCTTGGGAATTTAACGATGACACCAACTGGCTATATTGATCGCTGTTTGGGTCAAGGCTTGCTAGTGCAGCTTCTGCCGCTTCTACTTTTTTTGTTCTAAGCGCGGCATCTCTCTCAAAAGCCTGTATATCTGAGTTATATTGTATTGTTGCTGCTTCAGTTGCAGCGCCAGTATTTTGTTTCATAAGAGCAAGCCGATCTTCAAGTGCGCCCTGAACCTTTGCCCTTTCCATATATTCTTCATTAGTCATAGGAGCAGTTGAGTTATTCATTTCCTCAATAGCTTGCTCAGTTTTAAGAATAGACATAGCGGTATTGGTTTGCGCTGTTTTCTGGGTAGCTGCGCGCTTACCTTGTATGCTTTCAAGCCCCTCTGTAATTGCTTGACGAGCCTGCTCATTTTTAGTTTGCGGCAATAAAGCATTAAGCTCATCACCAAGACCCGTAAGCATTCTCATGTCGCCTGTTTCTTGAGCAACTTGAGCCTTGCGTAACAACTCTATGGTGGCTTCTTGCGTAGATCTTGCTTCGGCTTCATCTGCTCGTCTTTGAGCGCCAAGCATTCCTGCGCCAATGCTCATGCCAGCCGCTCGAGCAAAATTAGGCTCAGCAAGGCTACCTAATACAGTAGAACTTAATCTTAAATTTGGACTATAAGCCATTGTTTATCTCCAAATGCCCGTGTAATCAACTTGATAATAACCGCTGTTATGCAGGCTTACTCTCTCAGGATGAGTTTCTATAAGCTCTTGGGCCAACACGCCAACTTCAGAGCCAAACTCGCCAAGCTTGTTAGCTTTGTTATTCCAATCCCATTTGTAAATATTAAAGCCTTGTTGGTTTGTGCCAACAAACTCAACATTGTCTTTAAGCCGAACATCTGATATTTGTTTTATGATGTTATTAACAAAGTCAAACAGCCCGCCACTACCGCTACTTGCCCCAGCCGCTAATACGCCAGCACCGACATTGCCAATTAAATTAGCCTGACCAAGACCCGATGCAAGCGCTGCATCAACGCCCGTCATAGTCGCTTCACCAAACATTCCAGTACCAAACTGCTGAGCTTGTTGAGCAAGCTTGCTTGTAGCAATGCCCTGCTGAAGTGCATTAAGTGACATAGCTTCAGGCACAAACGCACCTTTAGTGGCGGCAAGTGCCTGTTGGAGTTGGGCAGCATTAAGAGCCTGCTCTCCGCTAAGCATCCCTAAGCCAGCATCAGCAAACTGAAGCCCCCTAGTTTGCCTTCCAGTAATTAAGTCTTGTGCGGCCTGTCCAAGCCCCGCTCCGGTTGATGCAAACTGCGTTCCTAGCTGACCAGCTAGCTCTCTTTCTGCCTGGGACTGCTGCATAGCCTGAAGCATTGCCGTGTTTTGCGCTTCTGCTCTTGCCTTATCTAAAGACAATTGCTCTGGCGTTCCACCATAAAGGTTTGTAGAAACTCCAAGCCTGCCTTGAGATGCTAGGCGCTCTTCTAATTGAAGCCTTTGCCGTTCTTCTTCTAGTGTTTGGGCTGCTCTTATCCTTCCATAAATGTCCTGTTCTCTTACGGTTGGATCTGCCATTGCCTCATCCATTAATGCATAAGACCCCAACAATCCTTGTCTCGCGGCTCTTTCTGTGGGTAGCAATGTAGGAAGATTTCTTGATAGCTCTGGCGCTGATCTCCCTAAAAAATCCAATCCCATAGACCCAGTTTGAACAGAGCCAAAAGCAGGGCCAATGTTAAAAAGCGCCTCTCCAAGCAATGCATCTTGAACCTGTTTAGCAGTTCCAGTTGCTCCAGCCGTTAAGCTTCCCCCAGCGCCAATAGAAGACGCGCCGGTTCCTGTTGATACAGTAAATGGTTGGAATGTAGACTGAGCTAAAGCCATGCTTGCGAGAGTGTTTGCATCTTTTTGGGCAGCAGCGCCAACATCGCCAAGCTTATTGTAAGCCGTGTTAATTGCGGCTAACCCAGTTATATCACCAAAAAGCGACATTAGTACGTCCCTCCATCTATGGTGACTGTATCAGCGCTTCCTAAACTAACAACCACATTTCCGGTAATTGTTAAGTTTGGAACTGTCACCGTTCCTGTAAAAGTAGGAGAAGCAGAATCTGATTTAGTTGCTGACGCTACAGCAATAGCATCAAACTCTGTATCAAACTCACTGCCTCTAATAATTTTATTTGTATCGCCAGAGGGCAACGTGTCCTTAGCGCCAAAGCTAGTAGTTTTGCTGTAATTACTCATACTGTTTTACCCATTAACGCTAATACGTTTATTTCCTGAATAGACAAAGCCGCTCCATTTATTGACGACTCAAGGCCAATTGTAACGACTCCCCCATTGCCCGTCCCCTGCACCGACCTTCTAGTAATTAGTAAGCCGCCAGTATACTTACCAACGCCATATTCGCTAACGCCAAAAAATGCAGGATCTTGATCGCCCACATTTATTTCGTAATTGGCAAATGCTGTTTCAAAGTCATACGCCCACTTAACAAATACAGTCCCATCGTTAAGACCAACCAAGGTAGGTCGTATTTTTTTTAATAACTTTATTCTACTTGGATCTCCAAAAGTTAATCCTGGGCTAAAGTATCGAAACTGATAGCTTGAAGAATTGTCTTGATAGCCATCATATTTTCCAATGCCGTCGGCTGTTCCTATGTATAAAGTCCCGTCTTTATCGCGCTCAAAAGACTTATGCCCCGCCGACGTCCACCGAGTAACACGATATGAGTTGTTTTCAAGCCTTACCTTAAGATCAAAGCAATAAACAGTTTGCTGGCTTGGGAAACAAATTAAATAAAAAGAATTTTCAGGGCTGTAAACAGATGCAAGAGGCTCTGTTTCCGCGCTAATTACTTCTATAAGCTCTGTTTTGACATTAACGCTAAGGTCAGATAGCGGCAAAGACTTTTCCTGTATTGTTCTGCCCAAGCTGCGAAGGCCAGAGTTAGACAAAAACAACACATCAGTTCCAATGCTTTGTATAGAATTGCGATCAATACAGCCTACGCCAGAAACAGTGTCTGCTAAATTCATTACCGCAGGAGTATCAGCATTTTGGTAAACCAGGGTGCTATGCTCTCCAAAAATAACAAGCAAATTATTGTGCGCTGCCAAGCCAACAACAACATCATGACCATCAGGCCATGCCTTAGACACATTAATTGAGCCGCTAGATCCGCCAGTAAAATCAACGCCATCTAAAAGATCAGACCAATAAACAGTCTGAGACTCAGAGGCATTGTCAGTTATCCATAAACGCCCAAACGAAGCTATTGCCTCATTGCACTTTAATGTGGCCGATGTTGTTGTGCTGGTAACCGTACCAAACGCTCTTAAGCCCGTTGCATTGTCATAAACGAGAGGGTCAAAGCCTCTCTGAAAAAAATATGCCTTGTTGTTAAAGTTAACAATCTTCCAGTTATTAGCATTAATCGTGTATGAGCCTGGAGTAGCATCAACCAAAGTTGTTGTGCCGGTCATTATCTTATTGTTCCCGGTACTAAAAATTACCTCATTGCTGGATTCGTCATAAAAATGATGGATTTTTTGTATGTGGTCAGACCCTAAAGCTGTCTTGTTTGTTGTAATAACATTTATGCCCTTTCGTGACGCAATTCGCCCGCGCTTATCAATTACCGCATTGTCTGCAACATCAGCAAATGACGGATCCTGTGCCAATGGAGAGTCTTCTGTATTAACCCCTTTAAAGCCTGGGGCAATTAAGTCAATGCTTTGTAATGGCTGGGCCATAACTAATCCTATGGTGTATAAAAAATTGTTTCTTCAGGGTGTTTTTGTGCATCCAAAGCAACAGCATCAGACAGGTATTTATCTGCAATAGAAAAGTATTC